TATCATTTTTGATTTCTCCTGAAAGTTTACCATATTTCATTCCAGCCTTCATAATTTCACTTTGATTATCTAAATCTTCTGCAATATTTTCATCAACAAAAAGTTGTGAAGGATATCTACCTAAACTTGAACCTTTTTGATATTTGTTACCCATATTGTTACAATTAAATCCATTATCCGGATTTAAAATGGATGTTGTTTGTAATCTTCCTAATTCATCTTCAGTTGGTATTCTCCCATTATCAATATTCCATATACTGGGACTAATCTCATTATCTCCATTTTCATATGCAAACACATCATCTAAAACAGATTTATTTTTGGTTTCTTTTTGAAATATCATAATAGTTTCAAGAGTTTGCTTCAATGGACTTGTAGAATATTTGTAACCTTCATATTTTTTTCCTAATTCTGAACTTGGTTTCGTGTAAACCCCTTTTTCACCTTGCAAACCAAAAGCATTTGTATCATACTTATTTTTATTACTTCTTTTTATAAAGGCTTTGTTTATGTATGTTTCTGTCCTTTCACTACCTAATCGTTTGTCTATATTTTTGGATATATCAGTTGCTTTTGGAAAATTAGAAAGAAAATACCAATATAAACTTTGTTTAATTTCAAGGTTAGCAAATATACCATAATACTGAAATAACATAAGTTGTCTATCAATACCAAACATAAGAAGTCTTCCACCATATTTAAGGACTCTATTAGCCTCTTTAAAAAATTCCTCCCAAAATTTTTCATCTGGCATATCCCATTTATCCATAAAATCTCTTGCTTCTTTGTAATATGGTTTTCCATTTTCATCAATTTTTACATGACTACCCAAAGCATAAGGAGGATCAGCAAAGATAATATCTTGACTATTATCTTCTAGGTTCTTAATTTTTTCTAAAGCATTTATATTTTCAATCATTTATTTCCTTTTTTCATTAAAATGATATACCACCAAAGTCATATTCATTGCCTTCACCATTATTCATAACATTTTTAAGTGTATTGTTTGTATTATCCACGTCATAATTTGTATCATCTACATAATCAATATATCTCATTTTAGGATAATCGGATTCTAACATAATACTACCTAACATACCAGTATTTCTATTTTTCAAAAATTTAATTTGTACTTGATTCAAATCTCTCATTTGTTCTGTAGCTATCATTGCTAACATTGTATCAGCTGTAGCAGCCAATCCTATTGATTCAGATATAGATTCCATACCTACTTCTGAGTTACCAAAGGCGGACCTATTTAGCTGGGCAGCACTTACAACCGGTACATTATATTTTTTACTAAATCCATGACATTCTTCAGCTATTGTTTTGACATACATATAAGTACCTCCAGATTTAGCTAATGTAGTTCTAGAAGAAGCCATAAGACCTAAATAATCTATCATAATAATATCAGGTTTAAAACCATCATTTTCTAATTCATTTATTAAACCTTCTAAATGTAAAATGTTAAAAGTACCTGCTGGATATTCTTTAATTATTAATTCACCCAAATTATCTTTAATAGCATTGAATTTTTTTGTTATTTCTTCTTCAGGTGTAGATGGTAATTGGTTAATATCAATATTTAATATATTGGCATCAATTCTTTTAGCCGTTTCTTCTTCTGACATTTCCAAAGTAATATATAAAACATTAATTTTTTTAAATACCATATTAGCAGCAATACAGGCCAAAAGGGCTGAATTATGATTTAGAACACCATCTGCTGTATAATATAAATGAGGATTGCTAATGCCTATATCATAAACATAATCATCTGAATAATATTCTTTTGTTTTAACTTTTAATTTTCCGTTTTTTGATATAACATAATCAATTTCAGAAGCATATTTATCCATTCCATCATATTGAGGATATAAATGTTTTTCTGCTACTTTATGAATTGTATTGTCTTCAAAAGTTATCTTTATGATTTTATGTATTTCTTTTTTGATTCCTGCATTTATTCTTGTAAAACCAGAAGGTGTTTCAATATAATAATTATTAATAAGTTGAACAGGAAAATTTATTTCAGTTATATTATTATAATCTATGAAATCACCTATTTTTATTTGAATTTCTTCCAATTCTTCATCTTCTATTACTATATCTTTATTTTGTCTTTCAAGATTTTTTTCTTTTTTATACATTAATTTATGAGCTATTTCAAATAATTCTTCTTCAGAAATATCCAAACCTTTGTATGTTTCTTTAAGTATTTTTATAAGTTCTTCCACTGTTTTCCTTTTAAATGTTTCACTTGTATTCATTAGGATTTATATTTTCTATTTTACACTTTTTTTCTTTAAAAATGTCTGTAGAAAAAGCTTTTGTTGTAGTAAATCCATGATAAATCTTTTATTGTGAAATATGTAATTTTTTCACTCTCAAATATTTTTCTTTTGAGGAAGGTTTTAAATTTGCATTTTTCTTTTGATGTAATAACCTTTTGTCTCCATATCTTTCACTATGTTTTTTGGTATCAATACATCTATAAGTGTAGAATATTCTGAACACTTTCCACCATGACTTGGAGCAGATATAAGATTAAGAGTTTTGTTCATATATCCTCCTCCAAGTGCTTTATCTAAAGAAGGAATACCTGTGCTTAATCCTTGAATTTTTCTATGATAATATTTTGCTCTATCTTCTACACTACTTCTATATGAAAGTCCAGTATCAGTATCAAAATTAACATTCAAAGCCTCACTAACCATTCCAACTATGGGTTCAAATTCTCCATCTGTTTGTATAATGTCAGCTGCTTTAAAAATTGATTGAGTTAATTTTTGTTTTTGTACCCAAGTTTCTGTTTTTGAAATAATGAAATCTAAATTAGTTATTGATTCACTTTTAGCAATTTCTTTAAATTTTTCTAATGTAGCATTTTTCATTGAAGAAGACAATGTATTAGATTCTTTTATGCTTAAACCAATTTCTTTGAGTGAAGGTTTGGTTGAAAATTCATCTACATACTTTTTGATATTGGAAAATATCAAAGAATTTTCTTCACTTTGAAATAAATCTTCAGATAAATGAGTAAATGATTTAGAAAAAAATAAATTGTTATTCATAAGTGTTTTTAATATAGTTTCTTCCATTTTTATCCTTTTTTGTTTTCTAATTTGTCTAATGTTTGATCTATCAAATTAACAATATATTTACTAAATTCTATCATTTTTTGAGGTGTTGAATTTTCTATTTTAGATCCAAAAGCAGACGAATGTCCTCCTGCTACTTCAATATATGGCAATTCTTTTATTTTTTTAACAATATAATCTTTAAATTTGCCACCTTTAGAAATACTATTATCCAATCTGACTGAAACACCACCTGTGCTTCTAATAATTATATAAGTTAAATAATCAGGATAATCTATTGTTATGAAAGATTGATAATCATCAATAAAAATTAAAAAAATTCTTTTATTTCCAAAAGTCATAATTCTTCCTGATTTTTTTAATTTATCAAATAATTTATTCTTTTTATCAACTATATTTTTATATTCTTCTTTGTCTTTTGAAGACAAAGAATGATTATCTTTAAATTTGGACCAAAAGTAATCTTTACCATATTTCCAATACAATTCATTATAAACAAAACCTGGTTTAAATTCTTTTTTGTTTCTGAGCCATAAATCATAAGCATTAACTCTTTCAACAAATTCATTTAATTCTTTTGTTCCTTTTAAATCATATTTGGATTTTAATAACAAATAAACTAATTTTGTAGCACATGCTTTATCTGTTATTATTATAGAAAAATTGCTTGTAACCAAATCTTTATAATTACCATTTGTTTCATCAAATGGATGATGATCTACAAAATGAAAAAAAGTATCAGGATATTTTTTGGTTATTTGATATAATTTTTTTAATTGTTTAAATGAAAAGGATAAATCAGTAACAAAAATTTTATTTGGAGATGTTCTAAAACAAAAATCATCTATAATTTCAATATATTCATCTATTTTATTATAAGTGATGTTCATTTTTTTAAATTCTCCAAATACTTGTCTTATAATTATTTGACAAGATATTCCATCCAAATCGGAATGACTTAAAACAAGAATATTTTCTCTATACATTCAATTCCTTTAATTTATTTTTATTTTTTAAGATAACTCTATACTCTTGTATTTTTTTTGTGTCTGATGCTGACATGTAATTTTCATTCATTCTTCCATAAGTTTCTAACAATTTAACAAGTTCATCATATGATAATGTTTTAAGATACTCTTTTGCTGTGCTTTTTCCTACTTGATAATGAGTAGTTATTAATTTTATGAGAGTGTTTAATAATTTATCATTTTTATCCATTTTTATGTATGTATTAGGTTTTAAATGTATTAAACCTTTTAATGTTTTATATTCTTCTATTTTTCCTATATATTTATTTCCTCTGGCAGTATTCAATAAATTTGATTCATATAATGCTTGAGGATGTCCTGAAAGCCATTTAAAAGCAGCCCAACCATTATAATGTTGAAGGATTAATTCATCGGAAATATTTTTTTTATTTATGATAGAAGTCATTACTGTAAAATATTCATTGGCCATTTGTATTCCTTTTATTTTATTTGTATATTATACTTGAATTTTGTTTAAATATTTGTATAACATTTTTAAATATAAATACTTTAAAAGAGAGTTGTTGTGAAAAAAAAGATAAAGCACACAGGTTACAATGTAATGAAATCTGCGGTTGATAATAAAATAGAACCAACATTAGAAGAAATCAATAAAATAAATTCATTTTTTTTAATAAGATATGTATCTAATGATCCATCTTCAATTTATATAGCTAACACTTTAAATATTTATCCTAAAATTCCTGTTTATGCTCAATATAAATTTATAAAATTTGCTACATTGGACAAAGTTGCTTTCATAAATTATCCTAAAAAAGAATTTAATATACCCATAAAAGTAATGAAAATTATATGTTATCATTTTAAAATTAATGAAATATTAGCTAAAGAATATGTGAAATTATTAGGAGATGAAAGAGTTGAAGAAATAATTAAAAAATATAAAAATATAAAGCTTTAGGAGTAAAAACTCCTAAAGTAAAAAACTTATACTAGTTCTTTACCTGCTTTTGAAAGTCTAAGTTTGACTGTTTTACCAGCTGGTTTAGACCAAGCTTTTTCATCTCCACCAAGTCTAGTTACTCCACTTCTTGCTGCTGTATCAACTACTACAAGTTTACCAATACCCGGAAGTACAACTTCACCACTTTCTACACCTTCTGTGATTGCTGTCATTACAGTATCCAAAGTTCTCGCTGCTTCTGCGTTTGAAGTTTCCATTTTACCAGCTACTGCTGCAATTAATTCTTTTTTGTTCATTCTAATCCTTTTGTTTTTAATAATTAGGACTTACATTAAAAAGGATCATAGTTTTCCGTTCGTACTCACTACCATTTCCAATGTTTCTAAATGCCTATTTTTTGTTATGTGTTATTATAACAAATGTTTGTTTAATTTTTTAATAATTAAAGTAATGTTATTTATTTTTTTCAAAATCAGTTGTTTTGATAACATTTTTTATATTAAAGGCCTATTTTGATCTTATGTTTATATTTATTATAAACACTTATATCATTTTCTTTGATATAAGATCTAAGCACACGGTTTGTTTCTCTTGCTTTAATATGTAAACTAATTTCATCACCTAAATCTGCTTGTAAAACTTCATCAGACCCAAATGTTTCATAAAATAAATTTTCATCCAAAAGTTCTTTGAGCCAAATAGTTTTAGCTTCTTCTGATTTAAGTTTTCTTAAACTCAAAATATCAAAAGTACGACCCTTTCTAATTATTGCATCATCTATATCTTCTACTGTTCTATTTGTTGTTATAACAAATTTGGTTTTGTTTCCATTTTCAAATATACCATCAGTAAAAGATAACAAATTTGATATAAATTTATTTTTTTGTATGTCTTCAGATGATGTTATATTTTGTTTTCTAGGCAATAAAGAATAATCCAAATCGTCTAAAAATACCAAATTGTATTTTTCTTCTCTTAAAATGTTCCAAAAAATATCATCTGCCAAAATTCCTTCATTTTTTATGTAGGCTACCTTTACACCTTCTAATTCAGCTACCATTGATTCATAAACTTTTAAATTGCTTTTGCCTTTTTGTTTTATTGCTTTTTCTGAATTAATTAGCAAATGATGCATAAAAGCATCTCCCAATTTTGTTTTACCTGTACCAGTGGTACCAGCTAACAATAGAATATTGCTGTCTGACATAATATATTGATTGAACATTTCTTTCACATTAATAAAAGGATAATAATCTAAAGATATTTTACTATAATCTTTCATTGATTTTGTACTATCATTAAATGAAACATTTTTAGATGAATCCATAAAAAAACTAGAAATTCTAATATAAATTTCATCTTCATCATCTCTATATTCATTAATAATGTCAAAAAGAGGTTTGGCTTCTGTATAATCCATAAAATAATATGTAATATCAACTTTTTTCTTTGAATCATATGATTCTAAAACAATTAAATGATCATTATTTTCTAAAAAAATAGTTTCATTAAATAAATTAAAAGAAAAATCATTTCTTACAAAATTCATTTTTTGGTTGAGTTGCTCTATTAGAGGTTCTATATCCTCATATTTAATACTTAAATTTTCAAAACCTTTACTGTATTTTGTTACAGAATTTGAGAAAAGCATTTGAGCATTAGTAATATAACTATCTTTTATAATTCTTATATTTGACATTTAGTTCCTTTTTTTTATTTAAATTCTATTCCTGGACTCATCATCAATTCAACAGCAAAAGCAGCAGCACAAATAGATTTATCCCTAGCATTAGCATGCATATCTTGATATTTAGCAGTTTGTATTACTACTTGAGGAATACTATCAGGTTTAAAATATTCATCCAAATTCTTAAATACATAAGTATAAAGACTTCCTGGATCATCTAATTCCTGTAAATTTTTTCTAAGAGAAGTAAATTCCTTATCTTTGATATATTTCATAATTTCAGAGTATTTGGTACTTAAATTTATCATACTTTCATTAAGTTCTAATTTTCCATCATTAGCAGATTGTTGTAAAACCATAACCATTTTTCTAACAGATGGATATAAATTTGTTACTACAGAACTCAAAGATTTTTTATCAAATTCAACTCCTTCATTACCCAAAATAAAACTTAATCTGTTGAATATTTGCATTCCTACTTCTTTTTTATTTTGATTATAAAGATTGTCAAAATCCAAATGAACAAATCTGTTTCTTAAAGGTTCAATTAATTGTTCTTTATAATTACAAGTCAAAATAAAAGTAGAATTTTTACTAAATTCTTCAATTAATCCTCTTAAAATTTTTTGAGCTTCAGGTGTTAAACCATCTGCTTCATCAATAACAACTATTTTTGGACTATCATCAATTGTAACGGAAGTTACAAATTCTTTAACAGCAGTTCTAAATGTATCAATTCCTCTATCTTGTGAACCATTAATCCATTTTACATCAGCATCTAATTCTTTAACTAAAGCATTAACAGCTGAAGTTTTGCCTAATCCTGGAGATACGGAACTAAATAATATATGAGGAAATCTTTCATCTTCAATATATGATTCAAATTTGTTTCTAATAGCAGATGGCAAAATCATATCTTCTATTCTTTGAGGTCTATATTTTTCAGCCCACAAAAATTGCGAATTGTCTATTTTTTTCATTTTTATCCTTTAAATGTTTAAGCCTTACATAACAATATTATACTAAAACTTTGTTTAAATAATCATTTTATTTTCATATAATTTATTTATTTCTTCCAACCCATTACTTGAAAATGTAATATAAAGTTTTAATTTTTTAATTTTATTTATCACTTTATTATTTATTATACTATTTTTAATCAAAGGATCATTCAAGCCTTCTTTTGAATTTTGAATAATAAAAAAATACAATGTAAACCAATGAATTTGTTTTAATTTGTATTTATTCAACATATAATTTAAAGTAATATTAGTTTCTTCATGCATTATAGAATTTATATCATCATTTGATAATTTTCTATAATTTATTATTTCATTTTTAAATTTTATTGCTTCTTTCATATCTAAAACTGCCAATTTTTTAAAAGCATCCATTAAAGAAGTTGGAGATTGTTTAAAATTGATATACAAATTAGCAATTACTAAATTTTCTTTTGTTGCTAAATAAAATTTATTATATGGAGTCAATTCTTTAATACTATTTCTTTTTTCTTCATTATGATTTACTACATAACTTTTTTTATTTGCTTTTTTATTAACAAAAGTTGTATATATTCCAGCTGTAATATTATAAAAATCTCTATAAGATATACTCACCACTCATCCTCATCATAATCATTAATTTCATAATCAACCTCTGATTTAAAATATTTTTCTTTAATTAATTGTTTTTTAAATATAGTTTTAAAATCTTTATGATTACTTAAAATATTACCTATTTCTTGAATAGGTATATTTTTTTTATAACTATATTCTACAATTGTATCCAATAAGTTTAAATCTTCAGCAAATTCTTTTTTAAATTTAAATATAGATTTAATTAAATCCTCAGCTTGTTTATATTCTTCATTATCCATTGTATTTCCTTATGTTGTATTTTATCAAAATTAAAGTTAAATTTCATCTATGTTTAAAGAACTATATGTTTTTTTTGTGATATTTACTATTCTATTGAATAATTCTATTTTTTCTTTTATTTCAGAATTATGACTAATAATTATAATATTTTTTGATGATGAAAATTCTTCTTTCAATATATTTAATAATTCTTCTCTTCCTCTTGAATCTACGGAACTGTCAAGAATTTCATCCAATATGAGTAAATTTGTTTTAACACCATTTCTTTTTTCTATCAATTTTAAAAAAGCAAACATCAAACTAAATGAAATTCTAGCCTTTTGTCCATTTGATAATTGATTAAATTCAGAATCTTCATTTTTAGATATAATTCTTTCTTTAAAATGTTCATCTATAATAAAAGAATAATCCACAATAGAAAATAATTCTAAAAAATAATTTATTCCTTTATTTAAAAAAGGAATTTGTTGTTTGATGATAGAACCTTTTAAATTATCAGCACCAATTATAGAAGACAATGAAATGTATTTGTCTAATAAAATATTATCTTTTTTCATTATAACAGTAATTTTTTCTAATTCTTTTTTATTTTCATTTAAAATAGAATAATTTATTTTTTCTAATTTTATATTATTTAATTCAATTAATGAATTTTCATAATATTTTAAATCATTTTTTAACTCATTTAATGTTTCTTTTATTCTTTTGCCATTTAATAATTTTTCTTTCATTTTATCAGATGTTGTTTTGATTTCATTATATAAATTATTATATTGTAATATATTTTTTTCAATTTTTTCTTTATTATTAATGAAATGATTTTTTTTAGATACATCAACATCAATAAGATAATTTTTTGTACCACAATCATTACAAATAATTGCTCCTTTTTCAGCACTATCAATTTTAGATAATTCATTTTTTATATTTTGTAATTGATCATTGAATAATGTCAAATTATTTTTTAAAGCATTTTCTTCTATTTTGATAATGTCATATTCATCTTTTATTTTTTTTAATTTAATGAGACCTTCTGTATATTTTTCTATTTTTTCTTGAGTTGTTTTTATATTGGAATTTGTTATATCTATATTTTCTTTATGATTATTTTCAAAATTTTTGTTTCTTTCTTCTGCTTGTTTTATCATATTTTCTTCAGATGATATATGAGATTCTAATAATTCTCTTTTATAAGTTTTGTCTTTAATATCACTTTTTAATACAGATATTTTATCCTTAATATTATCATTTATGATATTAAAAATAGATGTATCTGTTATTACTTGAAACAAACTTTCTTTTTCTTGTTTTGATAATTCCATAAATGGTTTAGAAGAGGGTAAATTAGCTCCTAATATAATAAGTTGTCTAAAAATGATTTCATTTATCATTAATATTTCATTTTCTAACATTTTCTGATAATCTTTAGAAGCTGCTTTTTGTTCAATCAAAACAAATTTGTTTTTACTTTTTTTATAAATTTCAAATACAGCAGGTTTCATTCCTCTTATTATTTTATATTCATTTTTATTAACATTAAATAATATTTCTACTGATAACTTTTTTTTCTGTATTCTATTAATTAAAGAGTTTGCTTTTATTTTTCTAAAAGGTTTGCCAAACAATGAATAAAATATAACGTCAGCTATAACAGACTTTCCTTCTCCATTTAAACCTAATACTAAATCTATTCCATTTTCAAAATCATATGTATTGTAATTTTCTCCATAAGATAAAAAGTTTTTCCATTTGACATTTTTAAAAATTATATTCATATATTTCCTTTATTTTATATCTTTTAATTGTGTGCTATCTATTTCAGCTAATATTTCTATAACTAAAGGTAATAAATCTTTTTTCTCTTTTTTTACAGTTGAAAGAATAAAACTTCTTGTATCATCTAAATCTTTATTTTCAGCTATATAATCTGTACCTATTATTTTAGAAATTTCTTGATTGTCTATCACTGCAGATTTTAATCCCGCTTTATTCATTTTATATAACATTTCATCATATTTTTTGTCTTTGGAGTGATTAATAAAAACTTTGACTTCATGTTCATCCAATAAAGGCAAAACACTTTTAAATTCATTTTCATTATAAAATTTTGATGTTTCAAATAAACCAGAAATTTCAATATGTTTTTCTTTATTTTTTTCATCATCATATTTTACTTTAACAAATTTTTTACTTGATTTGTTTTCTTTGAATTCTAAATAATCATCTTCATGCCAAACATAAAATCCTTTTTCTTCTTCATAATCATTCCAATTTATTTGCCATGGAGTACCCAAATATTTGATAAATCCTTTTGTATCTTTAAGATGAAAATGTCCACTATATACATTTTGTAAAGTTGTATTTTCTCTAAAAAATTTTTCAGTAAGTTTAGCATTGGTATCTTTATGACCTTTTACCACCATACAATTTTGTATTTTAAAATGTCCCAATACAGTATGACATGATGCTATTTCATCATAAGATAAATCTTCATCATTTGTTATCCAAGGAACTACATAAACTTTATTGTCATTTATTGTAATGTAAGTTCTATTTTTAAAAACAATCAAATTATCAGAGTAAATATTTTCAAAAAAACTAATAAGTGAAACTTCTCTTGATTCTCTATGAGCTATGTCATGATTGCCTAATAATGTATATAATTTAATGTTTTTTTCTACTAATACTTCAAAAAAATATTTTTTTATGTAATTCATAAAAATAATATCAATATTTGTTCTATTATCAAAAATATCTCCTAATTGAAAAATGGTATCTATGTTGTTTTTTTCCATATAAGGAAATATTTGTTCATCAAAAAATTTTAATTGATTTTTTAATGTATTAATATTAAATCTTTTTATACCAAAATGACAATCTCCTATAACAATTAATTTTCCATTTATTTCAATATTACCATTCATCAAAAATGTCTTCTTCCATAACAATAAGTTCTTTTTCTTGTTTGATCTTTTTATATTTTGAAGTTATAATCACTGGAATTCCTTCACATTCTTCTGTTGAAGGCATTTTCCAATTTTCCAATATTAATTTTTTAGGTTTAAATATTTTTAATGATTCTATTATTTGTTTTTCTTTTGTATCTTTCTTTTTAGCTTTTAAATATTCAATGTAATTATCAAAGTCTTGTGTTTGTTCATTTTTAGGTGTATTATTGTACAATTCTTTAATTTCTTCATCTATAAGTTCATTATGTTCTAATATATCATTTGATTTTTTAATATATTTTATACCTTCTTTAATAGCTTTGTTTAATTCTGATAATTTTGTTATTTTTGATTCATGATATATTGCTGTATATTTTTCTTGTTCAGTTACAACAAATTCTTCTTTATGATGCATGTTTTTTAATCCATCCAAATTAGAACTTTCTAATGATATTGTGTTTTTTAATTCTTTTTCATTTTGTTTTCTTTCTATGATAATATTCAAAAAAGCATTATAACATATTTGTGTAACATAAGCAAATGCTTTTGATTTTGCTCCAGTTCTTTTTGATTTTAAATTATCATCAAAATTATTCAAATATAACAATGTTTTTTCTATAGCATTACTATAAAAATCTGTTTTCCAATTGCTAGAGTATCCCGAAAATGAAGGCATGGATGATAAATTTTTTACTATGAGCAACAACATAATTCCAAATTTTTCTTTAGAAGCCTTGTTTGTTAAAGTTAAATTTTCAACATATTCTAACATTTCTTTATCAGCTTTTTCAGATGATGTAGTGTTTTCTTCAATTCTATTTTTTAAAAATTTTATATAATTTTCTTTTTTTTCATTAAATTGTTTTAAAATCACTTCTTTTGAAAATGGAGGTTCTATATTTTTTAAATATTTTATATTAAATTTTAAAGATTCTTCTTCTATATCAGTTATTTTATTATCAGAATTAAGAGTATTTTCCCACTTAGATATTTTCTTATCTATTGTTATAAACCATTTTTCTTTTACTTCTTCCATAGGTAATTCTTCCAATCTTTTTAAAAAATTAGAATATTTTAATAAATATAATTGAAATTTTAAAGAATCTTCTGATACAAACTCACGTATAGATTTCTTTTTAGCCATTAATAGTTCCTTTGTTTAAATATTAAAATTATACTTAAATATTACTTAATATATAAATATTACTTAATATATAAATAATATAAAAGGAAATTAATCAATGTCACATAGAAATTTTTCACATAATTCCAATTTTATATTTCAAACTAATTTATTTGAAAATGATACTTTTTTTTATTATTTACAAGAGTGTAATTTACCAGGATTATCTTTTTCACATATAGAAATGCCTAAAAATGCTGTATTAGGTAATATCCAAGGAGATACAATAACTTATTCTCCATTGAGCATATCTATAATTATAGATGAAAAATTAGAAACTTGGAAAAATATAATTAATGTAGCTCAAAAAATGAGAAATCCTGTATCATCTACTGGTGAACCAATATCAAAATGGGGTCATTTAACAATACAAGATGATAACACCAATCAAGTAGTAAAATTAGAATTTAGAGATATGATGTTGGAAAGTATAAGTGATTTAACTTATAGCACCACTTCAGAAGATGAAATTATAACTTGTACTGTAGATATAAAATATGATTTTTACACCATATTTTAATTATCTAGGATAAACAACAAAAGTAATTTTTTTATTTGTTTCTGGAGCACTTTCAAAAACAACTTTTACACCTTGTTCTCCAGTTGTTGATTCTCCATCACCATCATTATAATAAAGAATATATTCTTCTCTATCTGCCATAATACCATTCACAAATACACTTAAACCTTCATTTTTAAATTGAAAATTATAAGTGGTTGTTGCTCCATTTCCTATATATCTGTAAGTGTTTACTACCACGGAATTTTTTACAATTAAATCAACTTCACCTTTTGTGTAAGTTGTTGCTTTAGAATAATATTGAATATCACTCCAATTTTGAGTGGCTACTGTTTCTCCACCAACTATTATTGTATTATCAAATTCTCCATCTAGTGATCTTATTTTACCAGTAGTAGTAATATCTTTTGTAGAAGCTATATTTGATGAAACTGAAATAATATTATTTGAGGATTTTAATTCTCCTTCTACATAAATGTCATTTGTTACTGTGAGTGTATCATTCACAAGTAATGTTGTACCAACTTCTAAACTTTGATTGATTCCAACATCAGAATTAAATGTTCCTGTTCCATCAACATTCAAATTGTCAGTAATTGTAGTTTCTCCTTCTAAAACAGATGTTCCCTTAACTACAAAATTTTCTGCTATTTCTACACTACCATTAAACAATGAATTAGAACCAGAAACATTTTCAACTCCATTTATTTCCAAATATTGAACTTGAGAATTAAGTGTAGTAATATTGTCTGCTATTTCTAACATTGTGTCTAAATTAAGATTATCAGAACCCAAAACATTATATATTTGAGTTAACATGTTTTGATGTTTGGTAATATTATCTCTTAATTGAATAATAGGTCTATTAAATGTTTCCGAATCTGCTCGTTCACCATTTTGATATAATTCAATTTCTAATAACGTCACTTCGGTTATATTTTCATTAGCCACCCTATCTCCTTTTTAAATATTTATATTGTTTTTTAATATTAAAAATATATTAAAAAATAATACTCCATGTGATTACAAATTTAACTGTGTCTTCTTTAACTCTTGCTGGAAAAGTTTTCATAGAAAAAATATCAACACCAGCATACAAAGCCGCTTCTGTATAGGCAACAACTGCTCCTTCACCTGGTCTATTTCCAGCATAATCAGGAATAGTAATTGTAAAGGTAGTGGTTCTATCATTAACCAATCTATCAACACTACACAATTGAGTTTCACCAGCACCCGCTACTTGTCCTCTAGCAACATCATCTGTTTGTAAAGGTAAATCACCTGTACTATCAAAATCAACATAATATGTAAAACTATCCTTATTGTTGGACACAGCATAAAGAGGATCCTCTGAAAATAATGAAGTTCTTTCTGTTATAAAAATATCATCTTCTCCAACTTTTTTATAATTTAAAATATCTTCTCCAACATGTCCTTTATTACCCATAGCCAATCTTGTTATTCTCATACCTTGACTATATCCTCCAATAAGTTCTGCCATGTTTGTTCTGGCTGTATCCATAATTAAGTTTTTATCTTCATATGTTTCAATACTACCATCTTTTTTAAATACTTGTATTGTAAACTCACCTCTTAAATTAGAAATACTGTCTTTTAATATCATTATTATACCTTTTTAAATATTTATAAATTGTTAATAAGCAGCATAATTATTATCAGCTACTGTTTCCCATTCTCCATCAGCATTTTCTCTGTAAACACCAAAACTAAAATCACCTTCAATAAAATAATCATCTCTTTTTAAAAATACATTATCACCTATACAGAAACCTAATGGATTTGATATATCATCAATAACTCTTTGTATTAATTTATTATCATTATAATCATCAGTATCTTCTCCATTGAACAATTTAGCACCAAATTCAACTGTAACATAAGAATCATCTTCAAATGGTTCAATAGTATCAGAAGCTGGAGGTAAGGTTATAACAAATGATAAATTATCATAACCAATATAATAATTCCAATTTGATCTAAATACATCTGCTTCTACAGTGGTTGAATATCCATAAACATTTTCACCAGTAGTTCCTGGAATAATACCAATAGTTCTACACTCTCCAATTAAAATATTATTACCATCATTATTAATAAACCATTCTCCACCATCTAAACAATAAATTTCTCGTTTAAACATTTGAATATAACTTACTTCAGAATAATTTTCCCAAGCAACATAATCTTTATTTATTTCCACTGTGCTATCTAATACTGGAGCTCCAGTATCCAAATTATCCCATATGTATCTGGATAATGTATTTGTGGTATTTAATAATGCCAAATCTGCTTCTGGTTCTGGTTGCCAAGATTGTTCCCATCTTTGTTTTACATCATTCCAACCTTTGTCAAAATAATGAAGTCCAAATTCTCCTATATTCCATGGTCCACCTATTACTAATTCTTCTATGTTTCCATCTTCAATAATAGTAACTTCACCAGTTTCATAATTAATTTTTCTTTCATTTTTTATATGAGGACTATTTAATCTTTTATTATACCCAAACCATCCTATTTTTGGATTGATAAACATATTAGCAACATCTTTACGTCCCCAATAATCTCTAGGATATTTAGTATCAATTTCTACAAGAGTATGATCCACATTGGAATAATATTTTTCATATGGATCTTTGCCTTCAGCCAATAATTCAGCTATTAATTCTGGTTTTAAAACAATATCTCTTCTATCCCTAGCAAGAAGAAAATTAGCGGGTCTAATACCAGATAATGATTTATGAACATCTACTGTTTCTACAATATAAGTTTTTTTTAAATTATAATCAATTCTACAATTATATCCTAATGTTTTTTCAATTCTTCCATTATATGAAGAATAATCCAAAATATTATCTCTTGTGTATCCTTCTGGCTCAAAAACTTTGATATTATCTTGATTTACAGCTTTAATATATAATGGAAATTTTACATAATTCCAATAATCAGGATAATCTCCTTTTATTCTAAATTTAAAATATACATATTCACGATCTATAATAGTGTATTCTGTAAAATAAAATTCTTCCAAAACAGTATAAGTTTCATTTAAAACAGTTTTTTCAACCCAGGTTATAGTCAAATAACCTTGAGTTTCATCAACCAATTTTATTTCTTCTATTTCCAATTCTAGTATTTCTTTAATACCCATTTCATAATTGTTTACTACTTTTGATCTTTGTCTATCAAATAAAGTTACTAAACCATTATAATCTCTTAAAAGTCTAAAACCATCATCTATGGAATTATCTAAAGGAGTATAATCCAAATATATTTTTTCACGACCAGTTTGATCATATGATATTTCATATCCTACTAATTCTCCAAATATTTTTGATTTAATAATTTCATCTTGTTTAATGTCTCCTTCTTCAAAACCATAACAAGTTAAAGTGGTATTATATATTTCTTCTATTTCTGTTAAACCATAATGATCAAACAAATTAATAAATATAATTCTTTCATAATCTACATCAAATCCTACTGGATGAGTTAATGGTAACACTGATTGTTTATATACTTCTCTGTATAATGAAGTTTCAACTGTATAAGCAAAAGGAAGATCAGGTCTTCCTCTAACACCTTCTTTTAAACTAAAGAATGGTTCAGAATTTAATGATTGTAATCCCGTTTTTTCCATCAAATCATAAACATAATAAAAACTTTCTCTAGTTCCTTTTTTTGTTTTGTAACCTGTGCTAGCATTTATATATTCAGAATTAATAGTAGAACTAACATCAGTTGAAATTTTTAAATCATCAGTAGGAACTTCCAACATTTCATAAATTGTTACAAATTTATCAAATACTTCTTTAGATGATTCAACCAATCTTATAATTCTTTCAACTTCTTCAAGATTTATTTTGAAGATTTCTGTTCTTATATCAAGTACATCTTTATTATTTTCAAATCTTGTTTTAAGAAAATCTACATCAGTCATATTTGAAGGTGTGGATAAAAAATCTTGTAATTGACTAAATGAATCCATGTAAAGATTCACCATTTCAGAAATGGTATTTTTTTCTAATAATGGATTTGGTGTAGAATTAAGTAATTGATTTTTGGACTTATTTATCATGTTTATTCCTAAATATCCACTTTTTCATAATTAAGAATAAATCCTACAGGATGAGTTAAGGGTTTAATTGTTTCTTCATAAACTTCTTCATATAATGTTGATTTTATTGTGTAATGAAAAGGTATACCTTTTCTATCTGTTGTGCCTTCTATAATTTCAAAAAAATCCTCTTCTCCTATTGGTTGTAATTCTGATTTGTTTATTAAATCATACATAAAATATAAACTACCAGCTGTACCTTTTCTTGTTTTGAATATTTTGCTATAATGAATATATTGATTATCTAATTTTGTACTTATATTGGTAGTTATAGTTAAAGCTTCATTATCTATTCCTAAACTTTTTCTTATTTCAACAAATTTATTATAAACTTCTTCAGAAGATTCTATTTCAGTTGTAATTTTATAAAGTTCCTCTAAATGAGTTCTAAGCAATTCAACTCTTACTTTTTCAAATTCTTCATTGTTTGTTCTAATATATTCTTCAGCTAAAAAATCATCTTCATATATTTGTATAGGATCTTCTAAGATTTTTTGAACATCTGATATGACATCAAAATAAAAATCTATTAAGATTTTAATAAGATTTTTGTCATATAGAGGTTTTGGAACAGAATTAACTATTTGTATTTTTAAATTTGAATCCATATTTTCCTATCTTTATAGATATTTATATGTAATTTAATATTTTCATTCTACTAAATACATTTCTTTTAGTAAGTATGTTGTCTCCCTTTGGATTTATATTCATTTTTCTTGGTGATGCCACAAAATATTCTCTTGGGAATGGTGCTATAACTGCCGTATATTTATGATAATCTTCACCAGTTTTAATTTCTTCAGTTGGTGCTACATCAATATAAGGCACAGGAATATTATCTACATCATCAGCATCATTTCTGGCAAACAATGTAATTTTTTTGTTTCCTTCATCATCTAATTGATAAGTTCCATCGCTATGTATTAAATAATACATAGTTTTTCCCAAATCTTCATCAACATATTCCACTTCATTTGATTCAGCCCAATAAATTAAATTATCATCAATATATGATTGTTCTACTTTAGCAATAGAATCAAAGTGTTTATAAGTATGAGCATTTAATTCCAATCTTATTATTCTTTCTTCTGAATGAATTGAATATGTACCAACTTTATATCTTCTTCCACCCATTACATTTACTTCATCTTCAGTATAAGAATTTCCTGTAGAAGGATTTATTTTGCCTTCTTCAAATAATTTAGCAGCCGCATAATTTTTAACATAATATATACTTATAATAACAATTGCTGAATTTCTATTAGCCAAAATTGTTTCTTCTCTTCCATCTTTAGAATATGAAACAAAATTTATATCTTCTAATTCCATGTACAAATAATCACCCATAACAATAAAATCTTTAGTGTTACAATTAGTTATATTATCAGTTATCATTCTACCTCTATATTTTACAATACTATCCACAATAATATTTTTTTCATACATATCTTCTATAGGATATGCTATGGGCATTCTATATTTCCAAAGGTCACTATCTCCATCAGTTTTAATTACAAAATATTTATTATCATATAAAGTTGAACAAGCGAAGTTTCCAGTATCAGGACTTATTATACTATCTTTAATACTTACACTAAAATTCACATCTATACCAATACCATAAGCATCACCTAATTCACTATCAATATGTCTTATCAATGAAGAAAGATAAAAATCTGAATTAAATTTTTCTATTTCTCTAGCAAAATATTTTCTTATACTACTAAAAATTTCTTCATTACTTTGTGCTATTGTTTGTCCAAATCTGTATTTTAAAACTTTTACTTCTAAATCAAAATCAAGATATATAGTTTTTACATATTCAAATTGTAATGTTATAATTTTAAAATTTTCTAAAAAATTAAACAAAACTTCTTGATCTACAGTGTTAGGCAATAAATCATATCTTTCTTTTCCTGTTATTTGATAATAACTTGGATAAAATAATTCATCATTATCAACATTTTTTAAATTATAATTATATGTTGATTTATTAAATACTATTGGTCTTGAATAAGGCACAATACTAAAAAAAATATATCCTGGTAATTTATGTGGAGTTTCTTCTTCTCCACCCCAAATTTCAGCACTTTGAATGTATGGTTGAGCTTCACATATGGTTTTATAATCTAATTTTGTAACAGCTCTGTTTGCTGTATTTGAAAATAAAGGTGCTGTATTTCTAATTTCATCTGTACTTTGAATATCAGAACCACTAACATGTAAAATAGAAGGTGTTAAAGTTTCCTCTACATAATACGTTGCTTTAAAATTTTCATCAGTAGGTATTATTAATGATGTGGTGCTACCTGCTGCTCCTTTAGAACGTAAAAGATTTAATTTCATAGTCATATCAACACTTAAAGGTGTTCCAGTTCCAGCATATTTTGTATAAACATTTATGAATTCTTCATAATCTATATCAGTCATAGAAATAAAAGATTTTACATCAACTTCAGTGTCTTCTGCCAATAAAAATTTTCTTTGTACCCAAAATTCATTATATACAATTGTTCCATCATCCAAAACTCTTGTAACAAACATTTCAATACCAGTATCTTCAATTCCATCATCTCTAATAGTGAAATAACCAGCATCAACCATATCTTGATTTATGGCTATTATTAAGTCTTGATTTTTATACACTGGCAAAGGAGGATTAGTATTGTTTTCTAGCGCTAATGCTATTTCAGCTTCTGATTCAGCTGTCAATTCAGTCCATTGTGTTACAACGCCTTCTTTAACAATAATTTCTAATTCGTCTTTTATAAAAGTTTCTCCCATAATACCAAAACATGTTTCAGGAGCAAAAGGATCATAACCTAATATTTCACCAGTAGAACTAACATTTTGAATGGTTTTAGAAAATCTTGTTTTCTTAAATGGTGTGGTTAATACATCTTCTAAACCTAAAACCATTCCATTATTATAAACATATGGATTATGAAAATCTCTTCCATAAGTTATATTTGAGGCAATTTCTTCATCTGTAGCTAATCCTATTCTAAATGTTAAAACATTGGTTTCTTCATTAAAATTAGCATAAAAACCATTCCATCCTAAAGGATTTAATAATGAATCCCATTCTGTTTCATTTTCTATTACTTCTCCTCTTAAATCGGAAAAGAATATTCTAGCATCCAAATAACCATCTGTTCCAAGAGCAGTTGGAAAAACTACATCATCATTTTTTGTTATTTGGACTTTTAAAACAGAATTATCTTTATCCAAAATAAATGTATCTACTGAACCAACCTTTATAAAATTTCTGTATCCATCAGGATTCAATTGATTGTGAGAATCTTGTATATATAAATCTTGTCCTATTTGTGAATATTTTGGAATTTCATTTTTAGCTGCTAATGGTTCCAATAAAAATCTAGCTTCAGATTCTAATTCTTTTTCTAAAATTTTACAAACCAAACCTTCTTCAGTTATGATATATCCACCAACTTCTATATCTTCATCATAATACATATTATAAGTGTTATTATTATATTCATTATTAGATAATCTTATTCCAACAAAAGTTCCATAAATTTCTGTAATTGATTTACCTAAATAAACATAATCATTACCATTACTAGTAAATGTTGAATATTTTGGTAATGTTATTTCTCCAGCTTTTACTGTTTTTAATTTTATTTTATATTGATATGATACTCTTCTTTTATGACTATACCCTAATTGTCTAGCGTGTTTTATTACATTTTTTCTATCTACTGCTTGAGAAATAAACATTTCATTTAATCCAAAAGTAAAATTGGTATTGTTTATAAGTGTGGCATATGATAACAAATTAATAAGTTGAGCTATATTAGAGCCTTCATATTCACTATCAGTAAGACCCATTTCAGTAATAGCCTTATATTTTAAATAATTTTTTATATCTTCTAATTCATATGGTACTATTTTAAGCATTTATATTCCTTTTTTTTGTGTTAAACATTTATATTTCTAAATTAGAACTATTGAATATAAATTCTCGTTCTATTCTATTTGGGTCATCTAATATATTATATTTCAATTTTATTATGATTCTATTATAATCAGAATCTTCAATAACTTGTGTATCAGTTACATGTATTCTTGGTTCCCATCTTTTTAAAGCATAAAGCACTTCAGCTTTAACTAAACCACTAACCAAAGGATCAAGTTGTTCAAATAAAAATTTGCCCAAATTTGTTCCAAATTCAGGATTTCCAGGCACTGAGCCTTTTCTAATGACAAATATATTATAAATAGCTTGTCCTATAGATTCTTCTCCACTTACAAAACTATTTTCATTATTGGAAGGTATATCAATATAATCCATTTATAATATCCTTTTAATATATTTATATTTTTAAAATTAAAAAAGTGTATTCATTATTAAATTTGCTCTTGATTTTTCTAACAAAATATAATAAGGATTATTAATATCAGGTACACCAGAATCTTTTATAACATTGTATGATTTATTTATTATTTCTTCTCTTATTTTTAAATAATCATAATAAAGTAATTCAATTCTTCTTCCTTGTAATAATTGATCACTTGTTAACTCTTGAAAAAATTTATTTATTCTTAATTTACCATTATTATAATCTATAGGCAATATAAATTGTGTTTTTTCTTCAAAAAAAAACAAAAAATAATCATCTGGAGTATTTTGACCATATTCCTTACAATTTTTACTAACACAATCATATAAGTCTCGCCAATCTTTATATCTTTGAACAAATTTTGTATTAAAAATAAATTTTTGAAACATGTCCAAATTCATAAATAAATTATAATAATCTTCATGTATTATCGTTTTCATTATTTTATCCAAATAATCATTAACATATATTTCTATACTTTGAAAATCTTCTTTAAATTTGATTGCTTCATTTTCAAGTTCTTTTTGAGCATCATTTGTCAATTCATTAATTTCATCCAATATTGGAGTATAAGGATTTAATTCATCATCTAACCCATTATTACCTGCTCTAATATTTTTGCCAGTTAATTCAGTTGATAAGCATAATGCTATTGGAACAATTTTTGGTTTTATTGTTTTTTCTATCATGCTTTCTACATTTACTTCATAATTTTTAGAATTTTTAGGCACAAAATTTTCATTCATTAATGGTTCTAAATATTTTTTTGGTAATTTTGAAGTCATTCTAGCACTAATAAATATAGAATTAACTCTTAATGTTGCAGCATTATATTTTTTATATTTTTTTGAACAAGCTATGTATTTTGAAAAATTTTCAAATTCTATAGCCGATGGAGATTTAACTCCATACACAGAACATAATGTTTTTAAAGTTGGTTTCATGTTATATTTCCTTTATTAATTTAAAGTTATCATAGCAGCAGTCATTGATATGCTTGTTCCACCATTTACACTTAATCCGCTACCATAAGTTTGATTACCTTTTCCGCCTACCATTAAATCATAATTTCCACCAATAGTTCCATCGTATTTTCCTCCAATAGTTTCATCATAATTTCCACCAATAGTTCCATCATAATTTCCTGAAATATCATCTGTTTCATCTCCTGAAATAGTTAAATCAAAATTAGCACTATAATCATGAGTTACATCTCCAGTAACTTCTAAAGAATGTTCAGCTTCATAAATTTCTTCCACATCTCCTGAAACTGTTTCTTTTGAATCACCTCCAACTACAATAGTTCTATCTCCATCAATTTTATATAATGAATTTCCTTGAACAGTATGAGTTTCATTTTGTTTAATAAATCTTTCTGCATCCATATCAACAATAAGTTTTTGACTATCAACTACTTTAACACTATGCATTCCGCTAGGTAATATTTCAGTATATGTTCCTGAATTATGAAAATGATGATATCTTCCTCCAGAAGTACAATCATATTCTACAAAACTTCCATCAGGCCATGCTTGAGATTCATTATTAGGATATGAAACACTAGAAGTTGATTCTTTTTGTTCACTATTTGTTTCTCCTTCTTTAGCAGTTGGAATATCTTCATCAATATTTTGATCTCTTACTTTTTTAATACCCGTTTCATTAATTTTTCTATTAGCAGAAGTTCTGGTAGTACCTTCTTCTATTTTATCTTCTTCAGGATATTTTTGATCAGGATCTTCAAAACCTTTATTTCCAGTAGGTTTTGAAGCTTCAGCTCCATATATTATTCCACAAACAATTGGTTTATTCCAATCACCAGAATCAAAAAATACCCACACCCAAGCACCTTGTAAAGGAATGGCAGTTTTTCCATATGTACCCACTCCACCCATTACATCAGTTGGACCCATTACTTCTGCCCAAGGCAATTCTTCTGGTGGAACACCCATATTTGTACCTGTTCTTTTGTTTTCAGGAGAATGAACTCCTAAAATTCTAACTTGAACTTTTCCTTTTCCTCCATCATTATTATTTTCAACCACTGCTCTATAAAAAATATTTTGTGGTTGATGTATATTATTAATGTGATCCATATTTTTAAACAAATCTAACATTTATTTTCCTTTACATCATGTATTTTGCTCTAGATAATGTTAATCTCTGAACAAAATCAGGAGGAACAATATTATCTACAACTTTTGTTATTAACCAATTTCCACTAATGTTAATTTCAGGCAACATTGACATTCCATAACTAACCAAATCTAATTCTACAATATCTCCCACATTAGTTTCAAATTTTCCTGGTACTAATATATTTATTTGTAAATCTTTATGAGAGTTTCTACTCCACATTTGTTCAGTAGCTGATTTATTATGTGTAGTTGATCTATAATATAATTTTTCTCCTGTATCTTTGATACTTCCTGCTGTGTTTCCTGTACTTGATAATTTTCCTTGAGAACCAGAATTAGTTTCAGTAACTTCTTCTGGTGCCTTTTTCTTTGGATCAAAAGATACCACTTTTCCTTTAGGTTGAAATATATTTGTAGCTAATGATTTTCCAAAAATAGTTTCATAAGCATATATTCTACTTCTATATGTAGAATTTGGAGATTTATATATAAATTTATTTCCTGTTTTGCTACCTCCAAACAAATCCTTATATGTTTTTATACAAAAATTGTCTCTTGTTTGAAAAACTACAACATTATCCTTTTTAGCCATCCAATGAATTATGACATTAAAAGATACTCCCAGATGCATAACAAAATTTTCATATTCTGTTAAATCAGAAGTAAAATCTGTTTGTTTACCACTTAAAGCTGATTTTAATGTTTCTTGATGATCAATAATATCACTCATTTTGGCTTTTTTCCAACTCATACCATTATACATTCTTATAGCTTCCATTGATATAGGATCAACAAATTTCAACATAACAGCCGGTTCACCTGATTGTATTCTTGTTTGTGTAACATCAACAACTATAAATTCTTGTTTGCTAACTCCTCCATCAAAATCAGTCATTGACATTACTATTTTATTGTCTCCTCTTATTGGTAATCTGGTAACCATATCACTCATGTCCCTAAAAACCATAGATCCAACAACATTCATACTATCTAAAGTCCATCTCATTTGAATGGAATTAACTTGTCCATTAGTCAATTTGGTTCCATCTATTTTAACTGAAAAATCTTTTAATTGGTTAGATGCTAAACCAATAGTATATCCTTCCATTTATCAATCCTTATTAATAATTAAATTACTATTTATGTTTGGTTCTTGTTTTAAATTATTCAAATCAGCTAATAATTCTGACATATCCGTTGGTGATATATATTTAAAATTTCTAAATTTTTCATTTTTTTCCATATAATCATTCAATATTTCTTGATATTTAGCTTCTTTATAAACATCAACTTCTATATTAAGTATTTTATACATTTTTTCAAGCCAATTTTGATAATCATATTCAGCATATTCTTGTATAGTATCATATTTTGTTGGTAATTGATTTGTTCTTGTGATACCATTCAATACCATAAGAATATCCCAAAAATCAGTTGTACCATAAATGTCATATGATATTTTTTCTAATAAAGAATCATCTTCTATTTTTTTATATAAAATATAATCCTTACCTAAAAATTTTTCAGGAATTTTAGGTAATAATATTAAATCAGTGGAATTAACAACTTCTCCTAAAGAAGTAAGTATTGTATCCATTTTTAAATAAGAATTATTCATAAGTCTCATATAATACCTCCAAATAAACTCCAATCACTTCTGGTTTTTATACCAAATTCTGATAAATTCAAAGTTAATTCAATATGTTTTGGCATCATATCTTTATATGTACTTGGATATCCTTGAGCAAAATAATTTATTGAATATGATTCAATAGCCATTTTATTAAAACTCATTGCTAATTCAATAACTGGATTACTAAAAGTTAAACCTAATACATAGGGTTGTTCTAATACTCCTAATTTGTCTGACATTATAGATGCCTTATCTGGAGCAGCATAAGTTTTTAAGTTTTTTATTAATAAAAAAACTAATGCAGCTTCTCCTAAAGATTGAGGTATTATTTGCCAAGTTCCACTCCATTTTCTTGGTGTAGTTCCTTGATAAATATTAGTCATCATTGGATCTGGTACTACACCAGCCAACATAGATATAGAATCACCTAAAGTGCCCTTCATAGAATCTGCTACTTTTGAACCAAAAGGGTGATTTTGAGTAAAAGTGTTACTTTGAGTATCAATCATCCCTGTATCTGGAAATGGCAATACAAATCCTCCTACAGGAAGAAAAAAGTTAAATGCTGTAGACCAATTTTGTGACATAGCCACATTTATCATTGGTTTATAAGCTATAAAAATGATAAATGGTCTAACATTATGAGACGTTGGGTCTGAAGAAAAAATATTCATAGGATATATCATATCTTTTATCTCCTTTAATTATATTTATATTGTTAAAACAATGTTCCTAATTGATTAAACAATAAATCATTATAATCAGCTTGTTCTAAAGTCAATGTTCTGGATTCAGTTGGACCAGTCATTACATTTGTCACATTATTATTTTCTATTCTTTGCTTTTCAGATTTAACTTTTTGAGCACTTAATCTTGCTATTCTTTTTGTTTCACTACCTATATCTAAATTTGATTGTCTTTTATTAGATACTTCAACTTTTGTTTTAATGTTGCCATTATTAATTTGTGTTCTTAATTCACTACTGGGAGCAGTTTTATTAATTTTATTTTCACAAGATGTATTATTTACTGAATTCCACAAACTAGAATTGGAATTTTGACTAATATTTGTATTGTTGTTTATGTTAGTTTCATCAACATTATTAGAATTAGTCCCAAATAAATTGCTTAATGAAACATTAGAATTGTTAGATATTTTGGTTGATTCTGTTTTTAATGATGATTTATTACTTCCAAATATATTTTCAAAAAATGATTTTTCTTTCTTTTTAGTCATGTCAGTTTTGATGCCCAAAGATTCTATACTTAAACCACCATTTTTATCAATCATATTATTATTGGTTGCTATTGATTTAGCTGCTTGAAAAGTTTCTTTATCAATATCATCAACTATTTTATTAAAATCTTGCATGAAAGAAGATTTGACACCTGGTTTTGATGTATTGTTAACTCCTACAGATTTATTTAAACCTCTATTAGAAACTGTATTTATCCCAAACATGTTTCCTATAGCTCCAAATAAATTTCCTCCTCCTTTAACAACACTTTTACCCATATTTGATAAATTACCAAAAATTCCCAATTCTTTTTTCTTTTGCATTTTTGTTTTAATACCAAAACTTGATAAACCTACATTACCTTGTTTATCAACCAATTCCATATTATACAATGCTGATTTAGCTGCTTGAAAAGTTTCTTTATCAATATCATCAACTATTTTATTAAAATCTTGCATGAAAGAACCATTATTGTTTTCACTTTTTGAAGCTGAAGCTAATGAATTAGTGCCTCCTAAATTTCCTGGATCTCCAATAGAAGCAATAGGTGAACTTTCATTTCCTTGTTTGTTTGGCAATCCTTCATTATTATCTATTAAACTACCTTCATCTGAAACACCCAATTTACCACTAGGTGAAATTTTAAGTATTTTTTTATAATCAAATACAGGACAATCTTTTTTAGCTACTTCTCTATGTCCTCTAAATGTCATATTTTTTTCATAAGCATTATTAATATCTCCAGTTATTTTTTTTAATGAAGTATATTGAGCTGATGTAAATTTGTTTTTATCCAATCCATGAAGAACAATAGCAATGGCTCCTATATTATATCCTTTAGCTTGAGCAGGAGTTTTTTCTATATTTCTACCTTTTGATATAGAACCATCTTTATGTATCATATAATGATAACCTATTTCTGTCCAACCTCTTTTTTTATGCCATCTATTTATTGTGGCAATATTATCATGATCTGGATTATCAGAAGCACTACAATGTATCCAAGTAGTATCACATTTTCTATTAGGTTTAGTGAAAGTAGCACCTCCTTTTGAACCTATATCTTTTTTAATATTGTTATTATCTTTTCCAGGAACATTATCACTTTTATCTACATCAAATCCTATATCTTCTGGAGCTTCTTTTTTGTTTTGTGTAGCCATAGAAGCTATGCTAGTTTGAGAATTATTTTCTCCATGTGAAGTTTGTAATCCAGAATTTCTAGGTGCTATATCAGCATATGATTTGTTAT